GAGTAGGAACACCCATAGATGTTCGTCTATGCCATGTTCGTAGAAATCTTTGACGACTTCAAAGACGCCAAAGATGCCGTCTGGTTTCTGCATCTATCACGCTCCTGTAGTAGTATCTGCCAAGATTTCATCTTCTACTTTATAACGCAACTCACGCAATGCACGTTCGTCTGTACGCATTTCTTGACGGTGTTTTGCATAGAGTTCAGCGTTTAGAAGATTTTCTTGAACGGTAGAAACCGCATTGGAATCTACACTAATAAATGTCTGTTTGACAAGGATTGTAGCTCCTTCTTCTTCGACGTTAAATTCTGCATTGATTGTACGTTGTTTTGTAATTTTAAGTGACATAATTATTTTTCCTTTCTTAATTATCCTCTGTTAGATATGTGACTGTGCCGGAATAGATGGCACGGTCTTTAGATTGATTGGTAAGCCTAATCGAACCGTCTGAGGCAAGGTGCCAGACTGCCACACCAGCATGACCAGTACCGATGTTCTTGTTAGCGACAAGGTGCACTTCCGTAGCCGGTCTAAAACCCTCTGGAACGGTATTGTTATCCATTTTTCCGTATTCATAGACACCGACCTCGTTAGCATCACGGAAAAGACTAGCAGTTACTACCGAGCCTTTTTTGACGAAGAACGCTCTAACACCCCAACCAATATCGACTGTTCGTTTAATAAACGGTGGCTCTGGTTTTTCCTCTTTCTCCGGCTTAGGCGTGTACTCAATCCACGAGCCGTTAGAATTATTGGTTACCGTTCGTTTAAACATGCGACCAGAAACAGTCGTTAGTGTTTGATGATATCCAGAAACACTTTCAACGACTTCCAAAAAACCGCCCTCGCCTTGTGCCGGATGGTTTTTATAGTTACCTAAAATCGAATAAAAACCAGTGGTTCTATAATCGTTTAGGTTAGCTACCTTGTTATCAATCGCTGCACCGTTCGGCTCGGTCAGTTTGTGGTGCTGTATCTGTTTGCGGTCTGAGTAAATCAAGCCGTTAACGTCCAACACTCCCATTTCACGGTACTTACCTATACCGACACCGTCACGTTCGTAGCTCATTACCACCTTGTCTGTTGACACCGTGATAACAAATTCTGTGTATGAGAATTTATCTTCAACACGCCCCAACACTTCCCATGAGGTATCGGCTGGATACTTGCCATTAAGATTAACATCCGAACCATTTAATTCAGAAATATTCTGCCATTCGTTCGTGCTATCAGTCGTGTAAGTATCCGTTCCGACTTTCCTTGTTTTAAAAGTCAACTTGGTTGTGTTCTTTTGTGTGCCGTTGACGGACAAGGCTGCAACCTTTAAGAACCGTTTCAGTGTAATCGTGTCTAATTTTTCGCCCGTTCGTTTAGCTTCAAAACGTAGCGTTGGGTTGAAATACGCTAGCACTGTTATAGGCTGTTCTCGCCAATCAGACCACAACCCCCGACTGTCTTGGACTTTAGCCCTAACAGTCATTTGCTTGTCGGTCATCGTTGTCGGTACAGTTAGAATACCGCCGTTTATTTGAGCGGAAGTGTTCCCGCTAACGATTTCTGCATAGTATCCAGTGATGGACGCCCCTGCTGCACCTCTTGCCCCGTCAAACCCAACCTTGATGCGAGATAGCGTGCTAACAAAATGCGTAGGGCTAGGAATGAGGTTTTGTGTCACGGGGTTTGTGTCCGATAGATTGAAACCAGTGAACCCCGGCTTAAAAAGATTGGTCGGGACATTGACCGTGATTTCCCGGATATCCCTTCCCCTTTCAATTCCGTCAGCATACGAGATGTAAGTAATCGTGCCCGTTCCACTTATCGAGTTCGGAAATTGATTAGCGATATCAATAGGCGGTGTCCATGTATAGCTGGTATCAATATTATCCCCAGCGATTTTCTGTTCCCAATCACCAACACGCACCCAAATGGAATGTCTCATCCACGCTTCACGTTTAGTAATGTTGATGGTCACTGGTTTGGCAATTTCAGCCGTCACATCCGCACCGTAGCTGGCACGGGAAATAGTGGTCAAGGTGAGACTTGCATTATTAATAGGTATCACCTTGTTATTACTCTTATTCTTGAATTCTCCACGGTAGTAAATTGTGCGTGTCCCGTCTCCATCGTGAGCGACAGTGACCTCTTGGTCAATCAACATAGCTGTTTGATTAGGCTCAACAGTTAATGTGCCAGAATTTGATAAACGTTTCCCGCCGTCATAATCGATGTACGCTTCCCAAGGAACACCAGAAATTTTAGTATCTCCGTTTTCCCAATAGAGCTGTAAACGCACTTGAGATGTATTCCTATCAATGTTCGTGCTAGCTTCATACGCACGCAGAATCGCTTTCCCTCCAGCCATTAATAATTACCTCCTACCCATTTAATTACGTTTCGGTTCGGGTCAATTAAGTCTTGTTCTTCACGATAATACCCAATCTGAATGGATTTCGAGAAGATACCATTTTGTATGTGAATGACACCTTTGTCGATATACATTACTTCATTACCTGAACTGAACATAGAGATTCGATTGTCCGAAACCATAACCGAGTTAGAACCATCGTTTTTACCAATCGTCAAGCCCTCGTTGGATGCTCGCATGTAATTGTCAAGGAAGTTCCAACGCTGAGATGTTTCGCCTAAATCATTTTGCAGTTTCACAATCCGCTGACTAGCTTCAATCAAGGCTTTTTCGGTTTTATTCTTGTTCTCTTGATTGGTTGACAAAAAATCTTGATAAGCCTTCACCCACTGGTTGACCACCGATAGACTAGCCTTAGCTTTCAGCTCCGCTTGTACGATTGAGTTAAGCTCATTCAGTTTATTAATCTGGTCTTGCGTCAACGCACTATCAGCCTTACCGTCTAACTGACTAGCTAGGTCTTTCGGTGACGCTTGCCATGCTCGGTCAGTCGTACCCTCATAACAGTCCAATTCAGTAAAGAATAGTAACGACTCACTGCCGTTAGTAGTGCCGGTGTTATCAATACGAATGAAGCCTTCGTCACATTCACCAGAATTGAAAGTTAGATGCCACTTAGCTAGCCCGTTTGTCGATGGCGAGCCGTTATGGGATTTGAAGTTAACTACTTTAGTAAACGTTTTGTTCGTTTCGTTTGACTTACGTCCCAAAAAATAGATATCTACACCCTTGATGTTTCCAGTGGCAAACGTTTGAATGTTGAACGAATAATCGGTATTTCGTTTTACCGAAAAACGTAGCGTAGACGCTGGAACTGATGATGATGTTGATGCCTTAAGATAGAACATCGGTTTAGCACCGTTATAGTAAAACGCATGGTTGAAAAAGGATAGATTAGCGTTAGGTTGTGATGCCTCCCAGAATCCCCAACCGTCCAAATTATCCGGAAAAGCTGAGTTACGGATAAGGTTTTCACCGCCGACTGAAACGCTACCAACCATATCATTCCAAACATAATCAGCTGGGTTTGTGCTGTCTGCTTGGTTGAAGTTGGTACATACACCCAAATAGCGCTTGTTACCATTCTGGGTCAAACTGAAACCACTTCGACCATCGGCGCTATCGGCATAGGCAAAATGGACATAAGGTGTTCGTCCGTCTGCCCCAGCCTTACCAGGGATTCCATCCCGTCCATCGCTACCCTTCCACTTAGACCAACGATAGTCTTGCGGATTACGACTATCGGCAGTATTGAAATCTTGGTACATACCAATGAATGGTTTATTAGTATCCGTTTGACTAAATCCACCACCAGAAACGGTATCAGCATAGGCTATATGGGTGTACTGTGTTCTACCATCAGCACCTTTAACCCCAGGGATACCTTGGTCACCCTTTGGACCTTGCAAGCCTTGTGGACCGGTTAGTCCTTGCGGACCACGTTCACCTTGCAAGCCTTTAGGCCCTTGTTCCCCCATCTTAGCGACAGAATACCCTTGTTCGCTCGTACCGTCTGAATAGAACCATGTTGTTCTAGTCCATAGGTATTCACCGGGGTTGAC